GCAGCGCGAGGCGAGGATGAGTAGGCCCTCGTCCCCCTGGTCGAGGGGGAAGGACAGCATGAATCCGCCGCCGCTCGGAAAGGCCACCGGGCAGTCATTGCACAGCGGCAGGGTGAGCGTGGTGAATGAGCCGTCGGGATTGCGCGCCCGGACTTGGATCGCCGGCTGCGCGACACAGGTAATCTTGGCCGGATCGAAGCTCTGCAGGATCGCCGGCAGCGCAGTCCAGATGCCTGTCTGCCAGCCGTCAAGCGCCGCCCGGAAGGCGGCGAGCGGATTGTTCAGGCGCTCCCGACGGTCCATCACGGCCCTCCGAAGGCGGCGACCGATTGCCCTGCCGGCGAGCTCGGCCCCACAGGCAATGCGATGATATCGGTGTGCCAGTCATTGCCGCGGCTGTCGCCGTGGTGCTCGACCTGGATCGGCGTATAGAGGCCATCGGACGACAGCGAAGTGGCGAAGGCGATATCGGTATAGGTCAGGCCCTGCCGCAGGATGGCCGTCGTATTGATCGCCGCATTGTCGACCTGGACGGTGCCACGGAGGATGATCAGCGGGTTCAGGAGGCAGCGGAGGTTGATACCGCCGGCGGTCTGCTCCGGGACCCCGATCAGGCCGGTGCGCGAATTGAGCACCGGCGCCTGGCCGGCCCGGTAGCCGGCAACCGGCACGAACACGACCTTGCCGCCCTCGATGAACCATTCCACGCCAGCGGTGCCGCAGACGTCCGACAGCGTGTCGCGGGCAAGTCCGACGATCGCCTTGCCGCGAGCGAGCTGCCGCGGGTCGGAGCCGTCGAAGATCGAGGTGTCGCCGAGGGTGACGCCGTTTGCCGAAAGTGACGGGCCGAGCGCATCGACCCGCTGTTTCGCTGTCGAGCCGGCGGCGAGCGACGCGTTGCAGACGGCGAAGTTGTAGGCTTGGTCGCCATCTGCCGCGATCATCTCGACATAGGAGTCGACGACGCCGTTCTGGCTCATCTCGCGGCCGCGCTTTACCTGTTTCAGCGTGCCGGCGAAGATCCGGGCGAACGGGCCGTTCTGGTAGCCGGCCTGAAGCTCGACCGCCTGGAATTCGGACTGGATCGACTTCGCGGTTGCGTCCGAGAGGTTAGAGACGCGAATCGTCGCCTGGCCCGGGGCCTCCGCGCCCGACTGCTGGACCGTGTCGAAGCGGACCCGCATCTCCGATAGGTCGAGGCCGGTCGTGCTTGCGGTCACGATCAGCCCGAGCTTGCGAGGGTAAAGCTGGCTCACGGCGCCACAAAGTAGACGTGCCCAGTTAAGCCGAGGCTGGATGCGGTCGGCACGGCATTGAGGTCGTGATCGGTTTGAACGATCAGCTCGCCGCCGATCCCTAAATAGCCGAACTGCTCCAGGAGATCGGCGCCGGTCACCAGCGGAATCCCGTTGAGAACAGGCGCGCCGGTCTGGTCGTTGATGTCGAGCATCCAACAGCCCGCGGGGTCGCACCAAGTGGCGCGCAACTCGTAGACGATGCCGGCGAGTTCGATCTGGAAGAACTGCGCCTGCGGCGAGAGCGGAATCTCGAAGGGCGTCACGACGTCGGCAGCCCAAACTGGTTGAAGTTGGTCGCCGGCAAGAGTGATTTCGTCCCGAAGTTCTGCGGCGCCCCGTTAATGCTCGGGCTCGCCATCAGCGACGGATCACCCACGGTAACGATCTGCGTGCTCGCGATGATGACCTCGCGGCACTCGCAGACCATCATCAGGGCATTCTCACTCGACTCGTCAGTCGTCACCTGCAGGCGCTGGATCAGCATGTTCAGGTAGGCGCGCTTGCCGGTCAGTATTTCGAAGGGAAAGCGTGTCGCCTGCAGGGCGAGGAAACCGTCGTAGACCTCCAAAACATAGTTCGGATTGCCGTTCGCCTCCTTGCGGCTGTTCGACCAGCCGGCTCGGATGACGACGCTCGCCGGGCGCTTGAAGGAATGATCCGTAATCGCCGCGCCCTGCTCGACGGGGTGCTCGGTGATGGCGAGCTCGTCGAGGTGGCGCTCCTCGATGGTGACGTTTGCCTGGAAAGGACCGATCAGCCTCGAGCGGAGGATGATCGGCTCGAGGAGCGTGAAAGCCGTCGCCGCGATCCCCGACAGGCCTGTCGGGATGATGCCGGTATCGATGAAGCTCACCGGACCACCGCAGCGAGATTGCGCACCAGGTCGTTGTTCACGTTGCCCTGGGCGCTGGCGACGGCGGTCGCGGTTGCGTGCGGGTCGGTCGCGCCGTTCACCGTGACCTGGGTGCGCTGGTTGATCGTCACCGGCTGGCCGCTGCTGGCACCCGCTGGAATCAGCGCCGACTGCGGCATGCCGCGGCTGACGCCGCCCTCGGCATCGGCGAGGACTTCAGCCGCGTAGCCGAGGCCATATCCCATGTGCTTGGCGCCGGCGTTGTACTCGGCGAGTGCCAGGGTCCAATTGCCCCACTTCCTGTAGAGCTTCGAGAGGTAGGACGCGCCACCTTGAAGATTTGCCGTCGGGTCGCTCGGGTCGACGCCCTCGCCGCGCGCCGTGTCCGGCATCAATTGCGAGAGGCCAAGCGCGCCCTTGTCGGAAACGGCGCCCTGTTTCCAATGCGATTCAATGCCGACCAGCGCCCGGAAGATCCGGCGTGGAATTCCGAACTTGTCGGCCATCGAGTCCGCGGTCGCGAGCAAGCCGCCGGCCCCGCCAGTCGAGGCGCCGCCCCCCGCAAGAAACCGCATCCGCTCCGCCTGGCTCATTTCCGCCATCTGACGATGACGGGCAGCCGTCTCGGCATCCTCGCCCTCGCCGGCGGGGCCGGTCATGGCGAGATAGATCCCCAATGGGCCCAGGAGCCCGCGCAAGAGGCCTGCGCCGAAGAGCGAGGCGCCAGCCGCGCCAATGCCTCCTGCCGCACCCGCACCGGCGCCAGCCTCGGCGCCGGCTGCCGCGCCACCGATGCCGACCCGCGCGAGCAGGCCGCGCAGCATCTTCAGGCCGACCCATCCGCCGAGCGCCGTCCCGCCAACCGTCGCCGCCCCGCCAGCCATGCCATGCGTCTCGACATTGAGGCGCTGGAAGGCGGCGACGAGGTTGTTGATCCACTTCACCGCATCGGTCGCGGGGCCAACGATGTCCTGCCAGAAGCGGTCCCCGACCATCGCGAGGTTCGTTTCAAGCAAAGCCAGTTGGGCATTGAACGCAGCCGAGTTCTTGGCGAGCTCTCCAGCGTCGATGCCTGCCGCCTTCTGCGCGCGGGCATATTCGGCTTGCTGCGCCGTCAACTGGTCGATGTTCTTTTCGTAGAGGACCAGCTGGTCTTCCGGGATGCCGAAAAGTTCGGCAAAGCGCGAGCCGATCGCATACCCCTGCGTCCCCGGAGCGCCGAACGAGCGGAGACGACGGATCAGCGTCTCGAAAGATTTCTCTGGATTGTTCGGGTCGAACGCCGTCCCGGTGAGTTGCTGAAAGAGCCCGCGGAGTGCCGGCAGACGCCTAACTGATGCGGAGAAGCCTTCGATGCCGGCACGTGCCTGGTCGGTCGAGAGGCCGATCCGCGCCGCCGCAAACTGGAAGGCCTGCAGGCCGGCAACCGACCCGCCGACCCGCTGCGTCGCGAAATATAAATCGCCGAACTGCTCGCTGATCCGGGTGACGGCGATGCCGATGACGGCGGCGCTTGCCGCAACCGCTTCGCCGAGATCGACCGCCGCCTTGGTCGCTTGGCCGACCGTGGTCTTGAACTTGCCGAAGCCCGGTTCGTCGACGCGAAATCCAAGCGCGACAAGGAATTCTTTCAGATTCGACGGGGACGATGCCATCTCATCTGCCCCGGTTTGCGGCTATATAGGCCTGCCAGCGCCGCTCGTTCTCATCGACGACGTCGAGGGCGTCGTTCATCTCGGCGACGTGCTCGAGCGTGAGCCTGCCGTCGATCAGGCTCTCATAGCCGCACATGCCCCGGATTGCCGGGCGCACCAGCCATTCGGCCCCGCTGTCCATCTGCGCCCACGTGACACCGGCTATGCCAGGAGCGGCGAAACGTCGGCGGGGACGAAGAAAAAATCCACAAGCCCGTTATGCTCGGCGACGTGTCTGACGATCTGCATCATCTCGCCGAGGTCGATATCCTCGAACATGAGACGTCCATTCGAGGAACGAACCGCCGACCAGCCGGCGCCCTGGGCCTGCTCCCGGACCGCGACGCCAAGGCAGGTATCGAGCACGAAATCCGCGGCCTCCTTCGGCACGCCGGCGGAGACGGCGACCATGGCCTGTCCGAAGCGCTCCGGCGGCGGGACGTCCGCGTCCGGGCCGCCCTTCTTCATCTGAGCGAGCCAGAGGAAGACCGGCGCGAAGCTCTTCGCGACATGGAACGCGGTCCTCGCGTCCAGCCGGCCGGCGCGGTAGTTGTGCCCGTTGACGGTAAACTCGGCAGGCGGAGCGGTGCTCGGAGTCATGACGTCCTTTCTCAATCCGCGATCGGCGTCCCGGTGCCGAGCAGCTCGGTCACCTTGCCGGAAAATATCCACTCGTTGTGCCCGGGGTCCTGCGCATAGCTCAGATCGGGCTGCTTCATGAACTGGACGGCGGTGATCGTCGTGCGATCGCCGCGCTGCGTATCCGAAACAACGATGACGTTCTGCCCCCATCGGCCCGATGATGCCTTCTGGAAATTGTACATTCCATTGAGCTGGGCGTTGACGGGCGACGTCTTGAGGAGGCGGACACTGACCCGTCCGAGATCGCTCGCGCGGAGGGTGTTCATGATCGACCCGTCGGCGCCGACGTCGACCTTACCCTTCTCCTCGGCCATCGTGATCGTGATGCCCTCTTGAGCGGCACCCGCGCCGGAACCAAGCGAGAAGTTGCCGCCGGGTCCGGTGATCGAGGCGTTGACGTCCAAGAACGAGAAGGTTTGAGCGGGCATCGTGCATTCCTCGCCGATCTAATCTTGCGCCGACTTTATGGGTTCACGGATATACTGATATTTACATCTTGCACGGCCCCGGCAGTCTTCGCCGCGATCTGGATCGGCACGCTCTGGCGCGCGCTGCGCTGAGGTTGCGGCTGGCTCGAAAGCGGCGGCACGAAAATGTAGTATCCGGTCGGCAGGAACTGCCCGGTGACCAGCTGGCCGAACCCGCCGGCGGTCCAAGTCCCCGGTCCAAGGAAGCCGTTGGCGACGCCCTGATTGCAGGTCGCCTCGATGACGGTGCCGATGAGGTGCATGCCGGCATCGTCTTGCGGGACCTTGGTGCCGACCGTTGCCAAGAGATTGAACACGTCCGTCTGCATCTGACTCGCGAGCCAGTCGGCGCCCTGTTGCGTGTCGATGAACACCCCGCTCGCGCAGGCGCCGTTCAGCATCACATTGATGCCGTTCTGCATCGTGGCGAACACGTTGTAATTATTTGCTGTCAGCGCGGCCGCCTGGGCGGATGTCAGCACCTCCGGGGTGAGGCCGGCGATGTTCTGATAGGCGAGCGTGAGGGTCGTATCGACGCCTGCGAAATTGACCGTGAGGAGCTGGCCGAAGTCGCCTGCGACCGCGAAGGGATTCGTCGAGCTCCAATGGACGAAGGTGCGGTTGTAGCCGGCCTGCTTGAGGAGATACCCGATGCTCGTCGTGTCGGGGCTCGATTGAGCCGCCGTCTCGCCCGTCGTCACGCCGTAGAGATGCTTGTTGCTGGCGGCTTCGATATAGGCGGCGATCGCGAGATGATCGCTGTCGCCGATGTCGACGTTGCCGGCGCCGGCCGCGAAGGTGAGGCCATAGAACTGGGTGGGGAGCGCGGTGTCGAAGAGCGCGACCGCAGCGACCGCGCTCTCGGCGATGATGCCCTGGACGGTATAGGCGAGGGTTGCGGTCGTCCCCATGAGCTGACCGGAGATATCGACAACGCCACCGGCTGTCGGCGATGTGAGCGCCGCGACGGCCGAGGAAGCGCCGGTCGAGTTGGACTTGAAATTGAACTCGCCGCCGTCCCAGAAACAGGTCGCGCCGACCGTGGCCGCGACCAGCGCGGCGCTGATATCCGCCGCCACCGCGTTGAGGTTGGTCGCGGCAGAGAAGTTCAGACTGTCGACCTCGACAACTGCGCCGCCGTCCACGGCGATCTTGAAGCCGCCGTTCGTGACGGCTTGCCAAAGGCCGATCGCCTGTTGCGCCACGCTGAGATCGCCGCAGACAAGCCGGCCATGGGTGGCGTTCTTCGCCCACCGCCCGATGTAGAGGCTGGTCGGTTGCGGCGTCTGGCTGAAGTAGAGGAGCGCCGCGAGATATTCCGGTGCGGTCGTGCCGAAGTCGGTCGCCACCGCCGACAGTGCGGAATAGGAGCGAAGCCGCTCCTTGGTATCGATGGCCTCGCTGTCGCCGAGGATGAGGAGCGAGGAGAGATTCGGAGCTTGTGCTCCCGTAGGCGTGAGCGAGAGCCCGACCTGAATCAGGAACGATACGGGAAGACCAACGGTCATCGTGGTTCATCCTCAAGGAGTGATTGCGACGGTGACGCCTTGGTCGGTCGTGACCGTGATTTCGGCCGAGACGAGATTCTCGACCGGGTAAGTCCGGGTGATCGCCCGGGCGATCGTCACCGCGACATCGACGCGATAGTTCCAGCGCTGCTTCAGGAGCGAGGGCACCTCGATCAGATCCCCACAGGCGACCAGGCCCATCTGCGCGAGGGTTAGCGGCTCGCGGTTCTGGGCGATCGCCGTCCCGTCACGGAAGAGGCTGGCATAGGTATCCGCGAGGCCGTTCGTGCCGAGGTCGTAGAAGCTCAAGAGGAGCTCGATGCGCTCGTGGCGTTGCAGCTCGTCGAGGCCGAGGCCTCCATTGCCCGAGTCGCGGTGGACAATCGCCGGGAAGGGGTCCGATGTCCGGTTGACCCGGCGGAAGGCTACCCAGGCCTGTCCCGCGACCGGGATATTCGGCGGCTCGGCCTGGAAGCTTGGACGGATCCATTGGCCGTCGAGGCCGATGATGCCCGCGATCCAGGTCGAGAAGAATTCGTTCAGGGCCTGCCCCTCGAGCGGGGCCGGCGAGGCGGCCGGAGCAAGGGGCCCGCCGGTAGCGGAAGTGTTAGGCACCCTTCGGCACCGGCTCGGCGCCGAGCGGCATCTCGGTCAACACCGAAACGCTCTCGTTCGAGGTCAGCTCTTGCCGCATGTGGCTCGCCACCCCCGACTGGCCCTTATGGAAGGCCTCGAGGGCGAGCTCGGCGGTCTCGGCCTCGATCGAATGCAGCCACGTCGTCTTGAGGGTGTGGACGTCGGCGATGATGAAAGTCGCCATGGAATTCCAATCCTGCTACGGTGTCGACTAGGTCGATCATGGGCAAAAGTGGAGTAGCTCAGTGCTCGGTATAGTCGCCTGGATCATCGCGATAGGATGCGCGGCAGGTTGCGGGTTTCTATTGACTACACTTGCCGAATGGGCTGCTGAGATTGAGATCGACTAGCCTGTTGGCGTGCGATTGATGAAACTCACGCCCGGCAAGGGTGAGCCCCGCGGCTCGTCTCACGATGCTAGAAATATGCCGGCGAAAGTACCTCGTGAGATACCGCTGCGCCGCGCGCCCCGTCGTTGTCGGCTTGCCCAGCTTCCGCTTGAGACGCCGGGCGCAACTCGTCAGCGGCGGAGACCGGAATGCGAGCCGGAATGTTAGCTGGGCCAATTTCCCTCGCTCATATCGTCGGTCCCGTCCGCGGCGCCTCGTCAATGAAATCGATGCTCGAGCACTCGGCCTCGACCATGCCGGCGCCGTACCGGCTGTAATCGTTGAGCACCCTCACGACGTAGGAATCGCCGAGCCAAAGGATGACGTCCGGCTGGAAGCTCTGCCCGGCCGGATTCTTGCTGGGGCCGCGCAACAGGAACGCCGTCACAACCAGGATCGTCTGCGCCTCTGCCTGGTAGGCTTCCTCTCGGATGAGGCTATTGTCGCCGACTGGTGTCACCGAACCGCGAACCGCGTAGCGCTTGGTGGTGACCACCGATTCGCCGAAGCCGTTCACCGTCTCGAACCGGCGCACGACCTCGAGGCGCTCGCCGGCGATGTCCGGGTCGGTGAGGACATCGGAAACGTCGAGGAGCGGCATAGATTCAGCCGGTGACCTTGCGAATGACGTATGACACGGCGTTTCGCAATTGCGCGGTATCAATTAAGGGTTTGGTGCCCGTCCTCCCCCTTCGCCGGCGCGCCGCGAGCGTCGCCGGTTTCAGCGGCACGAACGGCCCGTCCGTGATCTTGGCGCGAACCGCGGCCTGTGCCTTCAGCCCGACCGCGTTGAAGTTCGACGTGACGCCGCCCGGATTGCCCTCGAACGCGGCATCGGCCGCCTTGCGCAGTCCGGCCTCGATCGCGGGCTGGATCGACGCCACTCCCGGCTCAAGAAACGGCCGCGGCGGGATGCCGACCTCGGGGGCACCGAAATTGTGTATGTAGCCGAGCGCTGCATTGTTGATCGGGCCGCCACTCCGCCCGGCCTTGTCGGACGGGATGCCGACCATGACCCGCTGCGAGCCGAGGAGGTCGATCGCGCGGCGGAACTCTGCGGCTCGGTCGACAACGACGGTGAGGCCTGATTTCACGGCTCTCCCTCACACGACCGGCGGCTGGCACGGAATCCGCGACGACAGATGCCGCGTCGCCCCATCCGAGCAGAGCGCCCACCCATCCCAGAGATAGACATTCCCGGCCTGCAGGTCGGTGATCCGCTGGATCATCGCGACAACTGCGGATGATGTTCCGTCGAGCGGCTGCGCGGCCGCCGACGGGCCGTTCAGCCGGGCGCTCGGGCTCGGGTCCGGCGTGAAGCCCGGATAGGTTTCGACGACCGTGAGCAGGCTCGGGACCGATGGCCCGGTGATTGTCACTCCCGGAGGGAGACGGCCGACATAGTTCAGGCAATAGTAGTCGTCGTCGAGCGCGTTCGCGGGGCTGAAGTCCTCGCCGGCGTAGGCCATCGCATTCTCATTCAAACATCATCGGCCGGACATCGGCGACGGTGCGCACGAAACGATGCCGGCCCCTGACGGTGCGGCCCGGGGCCGAGACCAGTTGGATATGGACCGCAGCCCCTCCCGCGTATCCCGTCGCCGAGACGCCGAGAAAAAGCGCGATCCCGCCCGCATGACCTGTTGCGCTGACACCGACGGCCTGGCCGCCCGGCTCGGCCGCGAAGATGCCGGCGCGACCGGTAGCGAAGGCACCCGATACGCTGATGCTGTCGGCACGTGCGGTGATCCCGGCGGAACCGAAGGCCGAGACGCCATGAAGGACATCGCCGGTGAGAAGGCTTGCCGCCGTCCCGGTTGCCGAAACACCCGTCGTTCTGGCCGCGGCGCCGGCGAGCGCGATTCCGGCGAGGCCGATAGCGGCCGCTCCGATGCCGGTCGCATCGTCTTCACGCCCGGCCGTACCTGCGGCGCCGGTCGCCTGGACCCCGGCCACACCCGGACCGGTGAAGCCCGCGAAGCCCGTCGCCGAGACCCCGAGGCCCGTGGTGTCGTCTTCGATCCTCGCAACGCCGGCAAAGCCGCTCGCGACTGCGCCTGCGAGGACATTGCCGCTGGTAAGCATGGCCGCGGAGCCGGTCGCCGATGCTCCGGTAGCAAGGGCTTGCGCCGAGAACAGGCCCGCGGCCGCGGTACCCACCGCTGCACCGCCGACAATCGACCCGACGCCCGCGGACGCGCCACCGGGCGATACCATCCCGACGGCCTGGACGCCGAGCGGAGCGGCGGTCGGGCCAGGGTTGACGAGTCCGGCGGACCCGGTCGCAGCCGCGCCGGCAAGCGATGGGACATCGTATTCCGTGCCAGCGGTACCCGCGCGGCCCGTGGCGGACGCGCCCGATGCGACCGCGGCGATTCCCCCAGTGGGTGAGCCGGCGGAACCCGTAGCGGCCGCTCCGGACGACGCGGCGTCGATCTCTTCCGAGGCCAAGCCGGCGGACCCGATTGCGGACGCCCCGGTGACGCCGAAAGAACCGAGCACCGCCGCGATGCCGATAGCAGCTGCCCCGGCCGAAACGAAATCGACCTCCGTCGTCGGGGAGCCGCCGGTGCTGCCGACGGCCTGGACGCCCGTGATGTTGCCGGGCGAAACGACGGTGGCGACGCCAGCTGAACCGGTTGCGGAAACTCCGGCGAGGGCCGCCGACGGGTCCTGGATTGCGGAGCCCGCGGCACCGGTTGCCGAGACGCCGGCGGCCGTGACGGCATCCTTGACGGTCGCGGTCCCTACCGACCCGGTGGCCGCCGCGCCGGATGCGGCCGCGCCGGTGACGGTGACACCAGCCGTGCCGATAGCTGCAGCGCTGGTCGCGGTGACCTGGTCGCGCAGCGAGACCGTCCCGGCGGAGCCGGTCGCGGCCACTCCGGTGATGCCGACGCCGAAGCCCGGAACGGCAGTCCCGACCGCCGATGTGCCGACGACGCCGACAATGCCGCGGTCGTCCTCGATGCTTGGCCCGGCAGCGGCACCGGTTGCCGAAACACCGGTAGCGATGACCTGCGCGTCATGGCGTGTGGCGGCGAGCGCCTGGCTGGCGAGCGGGCGATTGGCGAGCATCTACTTGCCGAGCGCGAGGCCGTAGTCGATCCAACCCCGGGTGAAGACATTGGCCGAGGCGCCGGACGACACGGCCGTGCGCGCCCTCATCTGACCGGATGCGTTGGTGCGGACAGTGCCGTAAAAAACCCCTCCAGCGCTGCTTGTGCCCAGCATGTTGAAGTTGGTGGCCGCCGGCAGCGTGTCGGTCTGATCGGGCGATGTGATCAGCCCGTATATCGTTGAACCGCCGCCGTAATTGGCAAACACTATCGCGCCGACTTGAATGCCTGTCGGCACGCCACAGGTGACGAGCGAAGCCGTCGTGTTCCAGGTCCCGTTAGCGAGGTCCTGTGACGGAACAAGCCGCAGGCTTTCGTTGCCGAGCGCTGAGAACAACTCGATCGCGCCGGCGACCCTGCGCACCGACCAGATGCGCCGGAAGAGCGTGTAGCCCGTCGGCAGCGTCGGCGCCGTAGCCGAGAGCGAGGCGAGCACATCGACGACCCCGGTGTCGGCGCGCTTGATCAGGAAGATGTGATAGGTGTTGTTCGCGATCGCCCCGGTGTCGAGGAGGCCGCCCGCGCTCCCCACCGACCAAGCCGTGCCGAGAACCTTCCCCGTCAGCGCCGCCGCAAGCTGGATGTTGTCGACGTTGGTCGAGTCGCGCCATCCGCCCGCGGCAACCGCGAGCGCCGTGGTCCCGCCGCTGTCGTTGGAGACGGCGCAGCCTGACATCCAATTCGGCGGGTAGGGCTGGTCGAGGACGCCGCTGTCGGTGATCCCTGCGCCCTTCGGATTGTTCCCGATGAAGAGGCGCTGATTGTGAGCGCCGTACAGGACGCCGGTGACGGTCGCCCCGCCCGAATAGAGGTTGTTGTCGGAGATCGTGCCGGAGTTGACGCCATCTGCCGCGATGCAGGCTGTGCCGGTGCAAATGACCGTGTTCCCGACGATCGTCAGGTTAGTCGTCAGGATGCCGTTGCTGGCCGTCGCCAGTAGCCTGATCCCGTAGGACGATCCGCTGATCTCGTTGCCGGTGATCGTGAGGTAGCCAGTGATCAACGTCTGACCAACGACCTGGCTGACACCGATGCCGGTGCCAGGACCCTCGATGCTATTCCCGGTGATGTTCGCCGGCGAAAGCGAAGCCGCCGAGGTCTGGTCCGGATTGATCCAGATGCCGTAGGTGGAGGGACCGTTGATCTTGTTGTTATTGATCCGGAGGCCGCCGAGCGAAGTCAGATAGATCGCGGCAGTCAGCAGAGTGTTGTTGACGATCGAACAATTGGTGATCGAGCAATCACCCGAACCAATGTTGTTTAGGCTCTGAGCCCAAATTCCGTAGAGCACGCATGTATCGAAGATGCAGTGGTCTATCGTCCACAGCCCGCCGTTGATCGCCTTGACGCCGATATTGTTGTGCTCAAAATAAACGTCTCGAATGATCGAATGGACGTTTATGTTGGCGGTGCCGCCAGATCCGGCATTGATGCTGACGCCGATACTTCCTGCGGGCGCCGACCCGATGTAGGTGATCATCAGCTTCTCGATGATCGCCGGCTCGGGCGAAGCAATCGCGAAGCAAGTCACTCCATCGTCGACGACTAGGACAGTGGACGTATAGCCCGCGGCGGCGACATGCTTGGTGTTGTCGGCCTGATAGCCGACGCCCTGGATCGTGACGCGACTGGTGACGCTGAGCGCCACGCCGATCCTGTAGGAGCCGGCCGGGATGAAGACGGAACCGCCGACGATCTGAGCGGCAGTGATCGCGGCCTGAATGGCCGTGTGGTCATAGAACAGACCGACGCCGGATGCGCCAAAGAGCGGATCGCGAACGTTGAAGACGGACGTGAACGGCAGAACCGGGCGATGCCGCCCGACCCTGGACCCCGGCGAAGAATACATCAGAAGTCGCCGTGGACCGAATGCAGGCTGATCAGCAAGCCGCTGGTAACAGTCGTCAGCGCCTTGACGTCGAGGGTGTCGCCGCTCTCAAGGAAGAGATAGCGCTGGCCATCATTGTCGATCGGCAGCCCCGGGATGAACGACAGGAGATCGATGCCGGGGGTACCGGCAACTTGACCCGCCGTGATTGGGATCGCCGCGGTGGCGAGAGGATAGTAGACGGCCGACCGCGACACGCCGATCGTCACGTTGCGCGGCGCCGTGTCGGAGCTGGTCGCGACCGCCGCAACGACCTTCGACCCGCTGCCGCCCGCCGTGACGAGTGTCTTCAGCGCCGACGCATCGGCATTGGCGATGTTGACCAGGCCATGCTTCGGCGTCTGGACGATCACCGGTGTCGACTTGACGGCCATCTAGGTCGCTCCGTGCAGCATGTGCGTGAGGGAGGCGAGGGAGACGAGCTCCTCGGCCGTGGCGTCAGAGAAGACGATGGCGCTGCCCGACAGATTGAGAAGCGAGCCGGTCGACGACGACCCGAAATTGACCCGCGTCAGCGTGCCCCCGCCCGCCGACCAGATGCCGGAGCCCTCTTCCCAGGCATTGCCAGTATCCTCGATCGCGTATGGAATCTCGGCGCCGTCCGGGATCGGCGGCGTTGTCCCCGAGGGCAGCACGAAGCCGGCAACAGCGGCACCGGCGGTGATCGTGCCGGTTCCGGTCGTCGCTGTGTTGAACCGGATGCGATTGCCGAGGGTGGCGGCCACGGATCAGAACAACCGTCGACCGAACGAAATGCCCGTCAACCGAACTGGCCCGCTCCTGTCGTCGGGCATATGGAAGTGTCCCCACATGACTAGTCCAAATGGCTTGAGCGCGAGATTAACCTTCGGCGAAAGCCACTGATAGACTGAGATGATCATGATGGCGCGCCGAGTAATCAAGTATGAAATTCAGGCTATTCTCAATATGGCATTGTTCTGGTCAGCGGTCGGCATCAACACCGTGAACGTTCCACCAGCCACCGTCTGCGTGCCGCCGAAGTCATGCACCGAGACCGCGCGCCCATTGAGCGGGGTCGCCGCAGCGCCGAGACGGGTCGAGTTGTTGTAGATGATGCAGGCCGTGGTCGAGAAGGTCGCCGAGGTCCAGGACGGATTCGGCGAGAAATTGGTGATCGCGGTCGAGGTGCCGGCAAGGCTCGGCGTCACGTTGGTGAGCGCGGTGCCACCGGTAGTGTAGCCCGTGCCCGATGTCTCGTCGGTGCCGACATTGGCGACGCCAGGCGTAC